TAATTATTGTCTATTTATTCTGCTTTTTCAGATTTTTTAGTTTCTTTTAAAGCAGATTTAATAAATAACTTTTGTTCTTTTAAAGCTTTTTTGTCCATTCCTTGAAAAGGGTTTGTAGACTCTGGCTCATACTTTTTACCAGCTCTGCGAGCCATTTCTTTCATTTTCCACTCTAACGCATTGTCACCTGTAATTGTTGGCATAAGCCCTCCGATTAGTTAAATACCACGCTCTACTGCTTCTTCCATAGCTGCTCGCTCTGTTCTCAAGTCTAATTGAGCCATGATTAAGGCTAATTGCGCCTTCATCTGCTCAACTTCAAGCTGAGTCTGAGTCTTGATGACTGTATCATGCGCCTGAGTATCAGTACGCATCTTAGTATCTTCTCTGCGAACATCCAATTCCATCTGTTTGCGCTGTGTTTCAGCTTCTTCTTGTTGCTGTTTGACACTAGCGCCATACTTCATATCTAGAGTCATTTGTTGAATCTGTTGTTGCAACTGCTGAATAGTCATCTGTGACTGCTTGAGTTGCATCTGGACTTGAGGTGGAATATCAGTTTTTTCATCAATTTGAGCCAATGGGTTAGCAGCAGCCAATCGGTCAGCCACAATTTCAGCACCAGGGAAGTCCATATTTCTAAAGATTAAGTCACCAGCTTGTTGCATTAAGCCTGGGTCAGCAGTCAATAGAGTCATCATAGAATCTACTGCTTCTTGTCGCTTAGAAGCATAGCCTGGACCAGTTTCCATCACAATGTCATATTGACCTACAGTTACATCATTTAAAACTTTTTCTACACCTTGTTCATCTTGGGCTTTTTGGTTAATAGTAATTAGCTCACCTTTACCATCAGCTCCAATAATTCTCATTACTCGCTCTTTGTCATAGATATGAGGAATCAAATCTAAACAAATGCGACCACATTGACGAATTGATCTAGTCAGGTTGTCATAGTAGTGAAAGTTAGTCATATCGGTCTGTTGTTGTTGACCATTAATGGCTTTGCCAGACTGATTGCCTTGAGGAAGCATAGAAGGGTCATAAATGCCCACTACAGCCATTAAATCGCTGTTTAAGCCTTGCAATGCAGTAACCATACCAGTAGGAGGAGGTTCAGGTTGAATCCTTGTAGGAACAGGAGCCATCATTCCTTCTGAGTCTTTTTGCTTATAGCGCAATACAGGCATAGACTTAATATTGGCAGTATTCCACTCCATTTCATGACCTTCATCTTGACCTTCAGCAAGCAAAAACTTAGCTTTAGGAGCAAGAGCAACTGATTCAGTAAGAGCAGTTGACCAGAAGTTATACATTCTTTGTGGGTCTTTAGCCATTCGAGTAAGGCCAAACTTTTTCTTTTTGCTATCAACAATAAGCTGCTGACCATAAGCAGGAATAACTGGAATGTATTTACCGACCCAATCCTTTTGCTCAAGAACTTCCATTCCTGTCAATTTGCACCATTTAATCTGTTTTTTAATGGTTTCTCGCTTAGAAACTACATAAATGCCAGCATCTTGCATGACAGTTTCTTTAGGCTTTTCATCTTCATAGCAAGTAGTGCCATCAGATAAAAGCAATAGTTTCATCCGAGTATGTTCTGTATAAAAGAACTCTGCTACTCGAATATCTTCTTTAGTAATCCATTCTGACTGGGAATCTCCTGTACCTCTTGGTGTAAACCCTGCTCCATCATCAGCACCAGGATACATCTTGCGAAATACTTCTTTGCTAATGACTTCAGTAATCAAGCATTTTTCTGCATCAGAGCCATCAGGTTGAGTCGAATTAGGGTCAAAATAGACCATAAATGGGTTTTCAATGCGCTTAATATAGATTTCTTGGTCCATAGAATCAGGACTTGGATAGTCATGAACTACTCTCCAATATCCCCATCCCATGCGAACTGCAAAATCAAAGGCATTGTCATAGGCTGAGTCTGCATCTGATTGGTTTTCAATATGTCTTAGGATGCCAGTAATGACTTCTGCTACCTTTTCATCGGACTCGGTATTCATACCATGAGCCTTCATCCTAGGTCTTTGCTGTCTTTGTTGGTTAGTAATCTGTCGGCAATAAGCATCAATCTTGTTAATGGTCAGATAAGGTCTAGATTCAAGTAGCCTAGAGTTCTGAATCTCTACAGGCCATTGGTCACCACCCGCGAATTTAAGGTCATCTAAGGCTTCAACTCGGTTATTTGAATCATTATCAGAGCAAAAGCGCAGAAACTCTTTAGCTTCCTCGATTACTCCTGATTCATAGTCATCGCCATATTCTGTGGAATAGACTCCACCATTGCTTTCGACATTCATTACCATAATGTTTCCCTGTTAGCCCATCCAACTTGAGATACTATAATCCATTGGTTTTCTTTTGACTATTTTCTTTTCCTGAATCATAAGCCCAATATACCTAAAAGCATCAGCTCCATGAGAATAATTGTCATGAACTGGTTTTTGACTAAATTGTTTAGTATCTGGGTCTACATCATACCGATAATGTCGCAAGCAGTCTAATCCTGCAACAGTATTGGTCTTATCAAAATAGCATGAGTTAAAGATTGTCCTGGCAGCATTAATAGAGTCTGCAATAGGAGTTCTTTCAATGATTCGGACATTGTATCCAGAGGCTCTGACTATCTCCTCAAGGCTTCTACCATTAGATTGTATGGTTCTGTTTTGAGCATCATGAGGCAAATACAAGGTTTCATAGACATAGCCAAAGGTTTGCATCTTAGCCAATATCTCGCTGATAGTAGTCTGAGTGGTTTCATAGTACCGAATAAGCCTAGTTTCCATGCCTATAAACTGTACAAACCAAATAGCTGTTGCATCTGCCCACCCAATATCAAATACAGCCAAAACTGGCTTAACTGGGTCATAGGGGACATTACAGATTCTGTTGTCTGCCTCTGCCCTTTGCATTTCTCTAGCGAATACAGCTCCATCAATGGTTGACCTTGTAAAGCCTTCCCAGACATTCTGATAAGCCTCAAAGTCCCTATTCATTAAGGACTGCCTTTCAAGGTCTAGAACAGCAGGGAACCAAGGATTGTCATTCCAGTTCACCTTTTGCACTACAGCATTATCAGGAGGATTCAAGATGAACCGCTTATAGGTTTCATCAGTAGGCAATTCTGGATTGAAGGTAATCCATATCTCTGAGTTTTCTTTGCGAATGGTAGGAATGAGAATATCCCAAGATAGCTTGGAGATATTGTTTGCCTCCTCGCACCAACAGTAATCTATTCCCTCGATACTTTTTAGACCATTGATGTTGTTCTTGATACCAGCAAAGATGAACTCTGTGCCATTCTTACCCCTAATAGTGCTTTGGGTTATCTCATAATGGGCTTCTAGCTTCATGTCATAGATTTGGTCTACTAGGAGCTTATGGACTGAATCTTTAATAGAAGTCTGGAACTCCCTGGCGCATAAGACTCTGATTGTCTTTAATACTCCCTTGCAGAGAAGCATCCTGGCTACCGAGTGAGATTTACTGCCTCCTCTTCCACCATAAAGCACTCTATACCGACTATGCTCTGGCTCAACTAAGCACTTTAGCTTCTTAGGGAACTGAGGCCAAATAAAGCCTGTTGTATCAATCTGGCTTTGCATTGCTATCTACAAAGACAAATCCTATGCCTTTTGCAAACTCTGCCCCATCAGCTCCAGTAATCTCAGTTTGCTGAATAGATTTGCCATCCATTCTGTCCATAATCTCTTTAATGGCCCAAGCTTCACCATCTTCTGCTGCTTTCACAAATTTGTCGGTGATCTTTCTTAGCCTTGCATAGTCATTTTGCACAAGAACCTTTCTCAACTGGTCATAAAAGAGCTTCCCCTTCTTAGCATTCTTATTGCCTTCAGGAGCTCCTCCTTTGTCTACAGTTGATTCAACCTGTAAATCTTTGGATTCATTAAGGTTTTGTAAGGTTTCTTGTGTTTCCATAGCTAAACTCTATCACTCATTAGCCATACTGTCAGAATTAGCCTCTGCTTGGTCTATATCAGCTTGAGTAGTAGGACTATTAATGAGGTTTGTATACTGGTCTTGCAGTTCTTGTGGGACTCCTGGCTGATACATGAGTTGACTCATATCGGCTTGGACTTCCTCTATGGATTGAGGTACTGGATAAGGAAGATAGGTATTTGGATTATTGGACATTTAGTTCTGCATCTACAGGTGCAGCCTCTGGTCCTACTTCTGGTTGAGCTACTTGAGCTGCTACTTGTGCATTAGCTTTTAGGATAATCTCATCATGCAGTTTCTGAACCAACTCCATAGGGAGCTTTCTTAGACCAGCAAGGATTAGCTCTAATTCAGCAGTTGTATGGCTGAAATCTACTTTGATTGCTTTAATGTCCATTATTTTCTCTTTGGTTTAGTTGTTTTAGATGGTTTCTTAGCTTCTCTAGCTTCTGAGTTAGCAATCGCGACTGCCTGTTTGACAGGTTTGCCTTCCTTGACAGAAGTGGCAATATTCTTTTTAAATGCTGCTGGTTTGGCTGATTTCACTAATGGCATGGTTTTGCTCCTTGTAGTTGCTTTTTGCAGTTTGGGTTGGTTTTTTAAAGGTTTAGACAAATCGGTAAGCTGAATAGGTTGTTCATTACTAAATTCTGCCCATGATTTTGCTAATTCTTCCGCAGTCATGGATTTTCGAGGGAAAAACAAGTTTTTAAGCCATTTAATCATTTTTATTAAACCTTTTCTTTTGAGCAATACTCATTTTTAATAAAGTTTCAGGCGAAAATACACGACCAGTCATTTTTTTACTCATATATTCTTTATGCTCATTAGAATGACTTTTACCAGCAAAAGTGCATTTTTCTCGCATATTTTCGGTAAATCCTCTTTTTTTATTGGCTTCAGCAACAGCTTTTCTAGTTTTAGCAGGAATTATGCAATTTTTAGCATATTGATTGCCTTGCATAAATTCAGACCGCTTTCTTTTAGCAATTTCATAAAGTCTGCCATTCATGTAAGTGTTATTGCTTCCTTTCATAATGATTACAGCACCCCATAATTTTGAGTTGTTGTAAATATGAGCAAGCAGCATATGAGCAATAAAATGTTCTCTACAAGTCAATTTAACCAAATTTTCTTTTTCATCTGTTCCGCCCATACATTTCGGCAATATATGATGAATTTCGTAATGCCCATCAATCTTACGATTTTGAGCATTTTGAATTAAAGATTGGTAAATTTGACTGTATTTCATCCGTCAATCCAACATACATCCTGCCAAGAAAGAACTAGATATTTAACTCCATCTTCTTCGTATGGATGATAGCGCAAATATTCTTCGCCTTTGTCATCGTTCATAGTTCCGAATCTGACTCTAGCTCCGACTTCTACAGGCATCGCTTCTCTGCGACCATTGGGTAGTTTCTTGCCAGGGCCTACTGCCACGACAGTTCCCATATTTTCCACTTCTTTGTTGTCAACATAAATAATGCTAGAAAGCTCTCGCACATCAGGTTTAACTACAATTTTGTCTAGCAATGGCTTTAATTTCATGGTTTTCTTGGCCTTCCTG